AACTAAATGGCATCCAATCTATAAAGAAGCTATAGAAAAATTTTACTATGATCCAGTTTATATAAGATTTTTTGCTGATTATGATGATAAAAATACAACAACAACAAAATATGGAAAAGATAGAAAATCAGAAGTTGTATTTCATTTTCATAAACGACGTATAAATGAAGATTTAAATCTTGTTGTAACAGAAGGTGATTTAATCTATTATAATGAGGAATATCATGAGATAAAAAAACTTGCAGAACCGGAAGGTTTATGGGATCAAGTTCAATTTAAAAATGGTGTTACAGCTTATTGTGAAAAGAGTAGAAATGTTCCCTTGTTTGAAACTAAATAAGAGCTTTGAGGAAAAAATTCCTAATTATAGATGTATAAATTGGAGATAACTTAGATGTCAGAAAAACAATATAAAGCAGTTAGCCCGGGAGTAGAGATTAGAGAAATTGATCAGTCTCAACTTCCTGCCGTTTTTGATGAGCAAGGTCCAGTTGTAATTGGACGTGCGGAACGTGGACCGGCAATGGTTCCCGTTAAAGTCAATTCTTATTCAGAATTTGTTGAATTTTTCGGCAATCCTAATGGAAATCTTGCTCTAACGGACGTATGGAGAGAGAAAGTAACTATTGGTCCTTCTTATGGAGCTTTAGCTGCGCAAGCATCTTTAGCAAATAAAAGCGCTTTAACTTTCGTTCGTTTGTTAGGAACACAAAATGATGAAGCAACTTCTGCGGGTAGAGCAGGATGGGGAGTTGGTGGAGATGGAGATGCAGAAAACCTTTCTTATAACGTAAGAGAAGGTGGAGCATATGGTCTATATCTGATTCCTTCTGTTACATTGCCTGCAACAGTTGCAACAGGGACACTTGCAGCAGTATTTTACCTAAATACTGGTTCTATAATGCTTAAAGGACAATTATATGGAGCATCTGGCGCATATAGTTCAATTTCTGGGTCTGCTGTATTAATTGAATCCGATACCAATAAACAATTCAGAGCCTTGATAAAGAATGCTTCTGGTGTAACCGTTGAAGACGTTACATTTGGTATGGATAAATCTGGCGATAAATTCATCCGTAAAGTATTCAATACGAATCCTACAAAAATTAACTCTGCTTTGTATACTTCCCCTAAGACATACTTTTTAGGAGAAACCTTCGAAGACTTTATTTATAATGCTGATGAAATGTCAGGTATGCGTGATTCTACAAGATGGGTAGGTGTTATCTTAGGATTGAAGAACAATTCTACAGGAGATACTCTGTCTAGCAGAAGAATTCCTTCTCAACACGGTAGAACAGGATGGTTCTTCTCTCAACACTTAGGAAATAACGCAAACTTTGAAATCGATAACGTTCAAAAATTATTCAAAATACACTCTCGTGATTCTGGAGAATGGAATCAAGCTCATATCAAAATTTCTATAAGAAATGTAGAAGCAAGTACAAATGTCTACAATCCTTACGGAACCTTTGACGTTGTTATAAGAAAAATTGACGACTCTGATCAAAACATTGTAATCATTGAACAATTCAATGGATGCGATTTGAATCCTCAATCTGAAAATTATCTAGCAAAGAAAATTGGTGACAAATATATTGTATACAGCACTTCTGATCGTAGAAATATAGAATATGGAGATTATGATAATCAATCAAGATATATCAGAGTTGAAATAAATGAAGATGTAGCAGTTGGAGCAACTGTTCCTGAATTGCTTCCATTCGGTGTATATGGACCTGTGAAATTTAGAGATTTCTCTTTCTCATCGGGATCTATTGGAAACGATTTGGGTATGTCTGGTTCTATGTTTGGAGAATATGAAAGAGCTGCAACTGGTGCAACTTATCCGAACTATGCTGCGGCATTCGTTATAGGTGGAACTTCTATTGCAGATTCTGCTGTAAATGCATTATCTGGAACTGGTCCTGTAGTATTCGGTGCTGGACCATCTGGTGCTGTTTCAACAACAATCAAGACTGCTGCTATTCTAATGCCTTTCCCAAGACTTAGAGTTTCAACACTTACAGGTGCATTAGGTAATCCTAAGAATGCATACTTCGGAGTATTCACAGATAATACATCTGATACTTTCCAAAAATCTGTAAGAGATTTAACAAATGTTATGCCAAGAGGTGTAGATTCTTTTGCACCTGATTCTGCGGAAGGAACAGCTTATTCATGGAAGTTCACTTTAGATGATTTGAAGTATGTATCTGGTGGAGAAACTGATGTTCAATGGTCATCTGGTTCTAGATTAGCTGGAACATCAATAACATCTATCGGTTCAAATGGATGGAACTCTGTACTGACAGGTGGTTGGGATTCTTTCACAACATTATTAGCAGGTGGATTTGACGGATGGGATATTACTGAAATCGAACCATTGAGAAATGATGCGATGGCAGGAGCAACCGAAAAGACAAATTATGCATATAATACAATAAACAGAGCTATAGAGCTTCTACAATATCCTGAGTTAGTAGAATTCAACGTTGCTGCAATCCCTGGTGTAAATAAAGCAGGGTTGACAAGAAGACTGATTGAAGTCTGCTCACAAAGAGGAGACGCCTTAGCGGTTATAGATTTGGAAAATGATTATAAGCCACGTTCAGAAAATTCTCTTCCAGAATCGTCTAGAAGACCTATTGTGTCAACTGCAATTAGTGCATTGAAAGATAGAGCATTCAATACGAACTATGGTTGTGCATATTTCCCATGGGTACAAGGTATTGATCCAAACTCTAACATTCTTACATATCTTCCTCCTTCGGTTATTGCATTAGGAGCATTTGCTTATACAGATAGAGTAGCTGGTTCACACCATGCTCCTGCTGGATTTAGTAGAGGTTCGTTGTCCCAAGGACACGGTGGAATACCTGTAAAAGATGTAACATTGAAATTATTGCAAAAAGATCGTGATGATCTATATAAAGCAAATATCAATCCCATCTCTTTCCTTGAAAGAGAAGTGGTTATCATGGGACAAAAAACTCTACAAGTTATTCCATCTGCATTGGATCGTATAAGTGTAAGAAGAGGTCTATTAGATCTTAGAAAGAAATTCTCTAAGATTGCGTCTAGACTTATCTTTGAACCTAACGTCCAAGATACTTGGAACAGATTCAAAAATCAAGCAGAACCTGTATTGAGAGATATGGTTACTAAATTAGGATTAGATGACTGGAGACTTATATTGGATAGTAGAACAACTACTCCTGATTTGATAGATAGAAATATCATCTATGCAAAAGTTTACTTAAAACCAACTCGCGCAGCAGAATTCTTCTATCTTGACTTTAATATAAGTAATTCAGGTGCCGCTTTTGCGGAAGTGTAATAGTTATGACAGGAGAAATATAAAACATGGCAGCACCTAATGTATTCTGGGCAAGTCCAGTAAATGAACCAAAAAGATCGTACAAATATCTTGTACAATGGGGTAACGGAGATATTCCTTGGTATCTCGTATCGTCTATTGATCTTCCAAAATTAGAAGTTGGGGAAGCGCAAACTCATGCTCTTAATCATACCTTCAAATGGACCGGAAGACCTACTTGGCAAGATGTTACCATGGAAGTAACAGATTCTGAGTCTCTAAATGCTATGAAAGTTGTTATGAATAAGTTCAAACAAGCTGGGTATGTTTATCCTGATAGACCTACTCAATATAGAACTATCTCTAAACAAGGATTTATAAATGCATTTGGACAATTGGTTATTCAAGAAATAAGTTGGGATGAAAAGATCATAGGAGAATGGAAATTTCTCAATGCTTGGATTAAGAGTATTGATCCAGGTAAGAAAGCTTATGAATCTGATGATCCTCAAAAAATATCAATTGGTGTTACGTTCGATTGGGCGGAATACGATACAGAAAATGCAGGAACCTTTATAGGGGAAAATCCATTGCAAGGAGATGTTCCTGGTGGCGGAAATCCTAACGCAGCTTAATAATTGAGGTATAAATGAGTTCAAATAATAAATTTCCAGAATTGGTATTTCCATCATATACAGATATGGTGGATTTACCCTCTGGAGGAAAATTTTATCCTAAAGATCATCCTCTTTACGGTCAAACTTGTGTTGAAATAAAACAAATTAGAGGGCCAGAAGAAGATATTTTAACAAATAAGGATTATCTTAGACGAGATATAGCAGTTGATAAACTACTATTATCTCTTATTAAAAATGATAATCTTAAACAAGATTATGCATATAATAATTTGCTTATTGCGGACCAACTAATGTTGGTCAATCAAGCAAGAATGACAGCATATACATATGATTATTCATGTTCTATTCGTTGTCCAGCATGCAAAGTGGTATCTAATTTCAAATTTGATCTTAGAAAGCATAAGATTATTTTACCAGATTTATCAAATGATAAAGATGTAAAGTATGACGAAGACACTAACCAATTTGTGGTTACTATTCCTGATACTAAAATTGTGTTACGATTATTGCCATATACTGTGGGTACACAACGAAAGATAAAGAATAAGCTCTTAGCGAAAAAAGATAAAAGTCTTTCCAAAAAAGAGCGCTATGAAGATGTCATATATTCTATAAACGATGAAACGGATAGAAAATACATTTCAGAATTTTTCAACGTGGTGCCTGCTTTCTATCTAAAGTGGTTAGAAGCTGTAATAGAGGATATCAATATTACTGTTTCTTTTGAACAACAATTCGTATGTAGTTCTTGTCAATATGATGAAGATCTGGAGCCGCCGTTTACAGTTGATTTTTTATATACACCGAAGATCCAAAGGAAGAAGCTACAAGAGTAAATAATAATGTCTATTTAGGTGTTAATAATTTATTCTTTTCTTTACATGATGCTGATGAGAAAAAGTTGGCATTACATACAGAAATAGCAAATATGCAAGCGCATAATTGGGATATAATGTATGCGTATTCTCTCCCTGTTGGTCTTAGAATATTCTATATAAAACAAATAGTAGAGCGATTAAATGCGGAACATGAAGCAAGAAATCAATCTGCAAGAGAAAGTGCTAAAGTCTAAACTGTGATATAAACTATCACAGTTTTTTCATTTAAGCATAATTAAAGCCAGGAATACTAATAAATGGCAGATAATATATCAGTAGATATTGATCGTTTAGTTGATGAGCTTACTAAAAGAAGTTCTCTATCGCGTGTGCTTAATGAAGAACAAGCAGACGTCAGCAAGTATTTAACTGAATTTATTGAGGCTATAAAAGCTGCGAGCAAAGAACTAAAGACAGCTTCTGATAAATTTGATTCTGCGGGTAAAGCAGTTTCTGATCGTCAAAAAGAAGACGAAAAGATTTATGCTGAATTCAAAGAGAAATTTGAAGAGGCAATGAAGCTTGATAAAGTAGAAGAAGTTCAATCTGCTTTTGATAAATTAGTTGAATCTATTGAAGAAGCTGTTAAAGCAAAACGTTTAGAAGCAGATAATGGTGAGCTATTAAAAAATGCATTAAATGCAAAAAAAGAATTTATAGAAGCTGCGTCTAATCTACAAAAAGCTAAAATAGAAGAAGAAAAGCATAAAAATATGCTTGAACGTATAAAATCTTCTAGTCAATCAAATGTGAGTTCTTTATTCGGAGCATTAGGCTTATCTTATGAGGGTGATCCTAAAAATGCTAACGCTTTGTTTATGGGTCTATCTCTTATAAGAGATGGTAAAACTCAACAAGGTATGTCATTATTAGCTGCATACGCAGATATGGCACAAAAAGCATATTCTAATATGATCGATCCGTTAAACGTATTTGTCAATATTCTTGGTCTGTTGAAATCTAAAACTATAGAAGTCTTCACCATGGCGGATCAAGTAACAGCTAATTTTCTACGAGCAACAGGTGCTACAACTGCGTATAGAGATGTTGTAATGGAAGCATGGGATGGAACTAGAGGAGTAGGTGTTTCTTTAGAAGAAATGTCTGATATAGTTCAAGGGTTGATTAATGATTTTAGAGGTTTCTCTAGAGAAACCGAAGATTCTAAAATTCAAACTGCTGAATATGTTTCACTTGTATCTAGATTAGGAGTTGGATCGTCTAGCGCAATCAAATTACTCACTTATTTTACAGATTCTTTAAAACAAAGTGTTACACAAGCAAAAGGGAATTATTCCCAATTATTAGGATTAGTGAAAACAACTGGTGAAACTCTTAAGAAAGTAACAGATGATTTTATTCAATCTATTCCAGTTGTATCTAGATATGGTTCACAAGCATCGTCTGTGTTTAGACAGATGTTTGCAACAGCAAAAGCATTGCGCATTGAAACTTCTCAGCTATTAGAAGTTTCAAGTCATTTTGATACTTTTGAAGATGCTGCAACTTCTGTTGGTAAATTAAATGCAATTATGGGAGGACCTTATCTAAATGCCATTCAGCTAATGAATCAAAACGAAGCAGAACGTATTACAACTCTTAACAGAGCATTTAAAGCAACTGGAAAAACATGGGAATCTCTAAGCAAATATAGCAGACTTGCTTTCGCCGCTGCTGCGAATATTACAGATATGGATGTGGCTCAAAAAGTATTTAATGGATCTACACAAGATGCTGCGCGTTATATGCGTCAAGCATCTTTGGAACAAGAAGAATTAGCGGAAAAGAATCAACGTGCAACTAGTATTGCAGATAAATGGAAAAATGTTCTTATGCAAATTGGAGCTGTTTTAACTCCTATTATTGATCTTGTACATGGTGTTGTTGATGTATTTTTAGATTTCTCAGATACATTAGGTAAAATTTGGGGACCATTGCGTGTATTGGCTGTTCCTTTATTGTTCATGATGATATCTGGTTTTAAAGGTCTATTTTCTATGATGTTAAGTTTTGGACCAAAAGCCATAACAAAGATAAGTTCTCTATTATCTAAATTTAGTGGAATAGCTTCTACTGTAGCGCCTGCTACAGAAGCTGCTGCTGCTGGAATAGGTGCAGCGGGAAGTGCATCGGCTGCTGCTGCTCCTTCTGTTGGAGGATTAGGAAAAGTATTGTCAGGAATTGCACAAGAAGCGCCTGCTATAGCAAAAGCTATATTATATATAGGTGGAGCAATTGCAATTGTTGTTGCGTCATTCATGGCTTTAAAACAAATAGCTTCTGGTATTGGTTCTTTGTTTGAAGGAGTTGGTAAAGGAGTTGGAAAATTTGTTGAAGGAATAGGTCAAGGATTTTACGATTGGGTAACAGAATCTCCTCTTGAAGAGTTAGAGGATTTGATCGATACATTAGCAGATGCTGGTCCAGATATTGGAACTAAAATGATGGGAATTGGTAATGGATTGAAACAAATGGTCGAAAGTTTTAATTCAAGTATATCACAATCTACGCTAGAAAGTTTTACAGATTTAATAGAAATTTTAGCAGATAACTCAAGTAAATTCTCTAATACAGTTGGTTTAGGAATTTTAGATTCCTATGCTAGATTAATGGAAGCATCTAGTGATTTAGCAATTACTCCTACAAAAATACAAGATATGAAACAGTTTACAGAAAACCTAGTTACCATAAGTAAAACTAATGGAGATGGTGGATTGTCTAAAATTGCATCTTCTAATCAAAATGTGGAAGTTAAAGTATATATTGACGGAACAGAGCTAACCTCCAAAATTGTAAAAGTTGTAAAAAGTGATTTAAATAATTCATTACAACCAAGAACAGGATAATATAATATGCCATTAATGAATTATGAAAAACAAATGAAAAATGCGGGACATATGTTTCGCATTGAAGCTATGCATATCAAAGATATAAATGGTAAACCTGATTATGTTGAATTTTTTCCTTATATTGAAGGATATACTGAGAATTATGATTCTTCATGGAATGAAGAAGATGTATTTGCTAGAATGGATGGAATAGCGAATTTTGTTTCTGTTAAAAGAAGTTTTACTCTTTCTCTAAGAGTTGCGGCAGGATCAGAAGAACAAGCTCGTGAAAATCAATTTAGAATTTCAAAAATGATTAGATTTCTTTATCCAGCTATTACTCCGGGTCCAGGCGATGGTTCTTTTTATTTCAGAGGCGCACCTATTTTACGTCTAAAATTAGGAAACGTTATATCAGACACTGCAACAAATGGAGGACTTTTTGGATACGTTCAAGGAGGATTTAGTATAACTCCTTCTCATAAAGATGGTTGGTTTGCTCCTCAAAAAGAAATAATTATACGAAATAATTCTAACATTTTTGCATCCCCTTTAAATGAACAACGACAAGATTCTCCAGATAAAGGACAATCTGAAAAAGCTGTTACATTATTTTTTAAATATTTCGATATAAATTTTACCTTCAAAGTTTTACATAATCATCCATTAGGTACTAATGCTGAATCGAATAATCAGGGATCATTTACATATTTTCCTTATGGTGTAAACAATCAAGATTTTTCAAATGGATCAGAATTAAATCCGGCAGATTTAACAACAAGACATGAATGGGATGATTCAAGTATGTCAGCCGATGATAGACATCAAAGATTTTTGGATAATGATTCTAGAACACCAATTGAAGATGAAATTGGAGATGATGGTTATACAGAATATGGCAGACAAATAAAGGCTCAAAATGAAAGATATATACAGCAATATGAAGAGAATCAACGTATAATAAATCAAAAGAAATTAGACCAACTCTTTGGAAGAAGTAAATAATGACTATAAGATACTCTAAAAATAAAATATTCACTAATGATTATATAGAATACAAACCTTTGTTTGAAGCTAGAGGGCTAAAGTATATAAGACAATATGCTACAAATACACTGTTGACTCCTACGGCCGAAGATATAAGTGAGATGAGAATAGATAAGTTCTCATGGAAGCTTGGGGATGCAATGTGGAGATATGCTGCGCAACATTACGGCAGAGCTAATTTATGGTGGGTTATCGCGCATTTTAATCAAAAACCGACTGACCACCATTTTCAATACGGCGATATAGTATATATACCCTCTCCTTTAGATAGAGTGTTCAGGAGTTATGGCTTATGATGGAGTTTGGGGAATTAGATCAATTTCTTTTGATAAGATATCTAGAAAAAATTGTTTCTTGGCATAAAAATTTCGAAGGGACTAACAATCCGTATAACAATCTAATAATGGTTCAAGGCAACAGACCAGATGTTACTTTTAACAGAATACTAAATTGTGATAAAGATGTTTATACATTTTTCAATAATTTAAATTCTATACAAAAAGCTACAATGATGCCTAAGTTAGAATTGTATTATATGACAAAGGAAGGATATAAACTGATAAATTTTAGAAATTTTCCTGATTTTGATGAATTTAGAAATTTTGCAACTAATACTAAAAAAGAATTTTCTTTTAAAGAAGGACAAGAGAAAGAAGATGGTGTAGGATTAAAAAAGATTACAATATCTGATAAAAATCAAAATCCCGGATCTGTTAATTTGGAATGTACTGTAGAATTATTTTTCGACAATATTTTAGCATTAACTAATAGTTCTATATTACAATTGATTCGTGTACCTGAAACACGCTCTAGTAAATCGGAGAGAGATTTTAGACTTAAGTTAGTAGCTGGTTGGCATACTCCGGTAGATGTTAGTAATGAAATATTCTCAACTAAACAACTTGAGTATATAGAAAGATCAAATGTTGTGTATCTATTGTCTCTTGTTAAACATGATTTATCTTTTAATCAGAATGGATCAATAACTTTAACAATTCATTATCAAGGAGCTTTAGAAAAATATTTAGCTTCATCATCAGAGATGGATATATTCAGTGTATCATCTGAAGCACAAATGTATAAATTTTTATTAGATATTTCAAAAGCAGATACAGCAAACATAAAATATCTGCAAGATTATATAACTCAAACTCATAATAAAATCTTGTATGAAGCACAGTTGGAAACAATTTCTAAACAAAGATTAACAGCAACTGAAAAGGCTAGAATAGATTTAGGAGAAAATTTATCTGGAGATAGAAATCAAACATCAGAAGCATTTAAATTAAACGCAGAAGCCGAAAAAGAAATTGAAGCTAAATTATCAGAAACTCTAAAAAGAATTTCGGAATATGAATTGTATATTATAAAAACAAAATATTCTAGATTTTTAACTGCTTTAGAAAATTCTCAAAGATTATTCTTTTTGCCAATATTATCGGATACATACTCTGGTTTACATAAAGATTTATTAACAAATAATGCAAAGTTTTGGGAACCTGTTTTGGATATAACTCCTATTAATCCTGAAAATTTTGCAAAAACAGAAAATAGAGATGCTTTGTATACATTGCAAAGAAAGAAAAATATAGCATATCAAACAATTATAGAACAGATCTATGCGGCAAATGGAGATGAATCAAAATTATCAGAAATAACTGCCAATGCTTTTACATTTGGTTTAGATCAACTTGCTCCTAGTTTTAGACAAACTCCTGGGCCTTCTAATAAATATATCGTATATACAACTTTAGGAGATATTGTCAATATTGCTAGAGGATTTGTTGAGATTCCAGAAGCTGATCATACTGAGATACTTTTGGGGCCGTGTTTGGTAGGAAAAATATCTATTAATATTGCAAGCTTTCCTATCGCTCTTTCTACTTTTATGACTTGGTTTGTTAATTCTGTAATACGAAAAGCTGTTAGAAAGTATCAATTTTGGGATTTCATTTACGATATCATAGGCGCGCTAATTGCTCCTGTTTTATTGACAACAGGATTAATTCCTAATCAAGCTGTTAACTTAAATCTATCAACAGCTATCGTCATATCTGATCAACAATTAGAAAAAGGTAAATCTTATTTAGATGAAAATATGTTTCATTTTCTTTCTAAAAATATTTTCAATACTCAACAAATTTATTCATATATGGTCTTATATATGAAAGATTATGAAATAGATAAAAGAGATGGAATACTAGAAGAAGATATGCAAAATGGTATATATCATTTCGGCATATTTAAAGATAGAGGAATTGTTAAAAGCATAGATTTCACTAAATTAGATTTTCCTAGATTAAGAGATATGCGTTTAGTAACAGAAGGATTTAACAATGCAGGAGATTTATTGAGAGAACATTACCAAATGACTTTGAAAACTATAGGTTCTCCTTTATTTATTGTTGGTTCTCAGGTTTATTTTGATGGATCGTATTTAGGAGAGACTGGTAGAAATATAACAGAATTAATAGGTTTAGGTGGATATTATATAATCACAAATATAGAGACGACAATTTCTAAGGAATTATATGAAACAGAAGTAAAATGTTTGTGGACAAGTATGCGTAAAACTAGTGCAGAAGGTTATAGAATTGTGGATGTTGGAAAATTAGAGGCAGAAAAATGATAAGAGAATTATTTGAAAATAATGATACATATGAATCTGCGGTAGTGAATGCTAATTTATTAGATTTTTCGCAAGTCAGAGAATATGGATTTATTTGTAAAGACAGATTGTATATTCCAAATAATTTATTCATTAAGCCAAGTATAAAACAGCCTGTGATCAATTTTGTAGATTCAAATGAGGCATTAGACAAGTTGTTGAGTCACATCCGTAACCACTGCACATTTGGTAGAATACCTACAACTTCTAAATTTCACATAAACAATATTAAATTGACCAAATCGTACATAAATTCCGAAGATTTATACAAATCGTATATGTTTATATTATTATCCAATTTTTTGGATAAAATGCCGCAAACAGACTTCACAACCTTTTCAGAATTTTTTAATAAATTTGTGTATGAAATGTACACAGATATAAAATTTATGAGTGATTTTATGAAGTCAGAAATAGTATCTATATTTTCAACAGGATTAGCTTATCAAATATTTGATGAAAAAAAACCTGATATGGAAATTGCAAAATCTTATATACAAGATGATTTCTTCTATATATTCAAAAACATATGTTTACAATATAATTTCATAATTGACAAACATATGCCCTGGATTATAGTCTACCGTGTGTCGGAAGAATATTTGACCGACAATATCAATAGATATAAGAGCGTATATGCATCAGATATGAGCATATTTTTCTCGGTAATGAAGATATTATATACGTATTATGTGCGTAATATTTTGAATCAAGATTTATATAATAACGTAGATATAGACAACTTTTCATTGTCTAAAGATGCGATATTGAACTTATACATCGAAAAAAAATTAGAAATCCAGTATATTAAATATACAAAAGATGATTTCCTTTCATTAAAGAATTTCTTTAAAACGAATACTCTGTATAACGGACTTGAAAGCAGTGCTCATAAACTCAACAATATTAAACAAGTCAGTGATGCCGTTTATGATGATTGGCAACAAATATATCTCGGATTGGGGAATAACTGATACACTACCTGTAATAGATAATAATATTTACATTTCTGTTTATTTCGAAAAATCATTTTTATTTAGAGAAGATATTTTATATCTTCCGTGTTTGATTAATTCTTACAATTATCACATCTATTTAACCGGCTATTATAACTTTAACTCATTCAAATCCTGTTATGAGAAGTTCAAAGCTGAACTTCGTTCACTATACGTTTGTCGTTTTAATATTTCTGACTTTACTAATTTTTTGAATGAGAAAGTTATTCTATCCTTTTACAAAGAGTATAAAGAGGCAATTCTATTCTTATACGAAAAATTCAACTTTGTAGAAGATTATGAGCATAAAGCAAAAGCATTTATAATTTCTGAGTATATCAGTTTTGGTAAACTATTATATGATGACAAATATGTGAAAATATCTTTCAATCCTTTTACAGATTATGGAAGATTTGGTTTAAATGCGAACTCTTTTAATATATTATCTTTAGCCAAAGATAAACGTTATAAATTGGATGCGGATAAAGACTTCGAATTTTTCGAATATGATTACAATGCATTTGAGATAAGAGTATTGTTAGCTTTACTGAAAATCAATCAACCTAAAGGAGATTTATACGAAGTATTGCATAATATGTCAAACGATTATAGACAACGTTCTCAGTTTAAACAATTTCTAATATCTTCAATATATTCGAAAAACGAAGATAAAACAGTTCTCTATAATTTTATGAAAAATAGAGAGTTTTATAAACAATATCAAATTGTAGAAGGGCATGTAACAAATATCTTTGGAAAGAAGATGGAGTCTGATGAGTATCATATTTTGTCTAGAGTGCTGCAATCTTCGGCAGCGTATATATTATACCAACAAATGTACGAACTAGCTTTCTTTATAGAAACGAATAAATTGAAAACAAGGATAGCATTTTGTATACATGATTCAGTATGTTTGATGATTCATAAAGATGAACATCAATATATTGATCAATTTAAACAGATATTAGCCACAGTTAATATAAAAAAGTTAAATTATGAATCATTTTTTGAATTGAAAATAAAACGTGGAAAAAATTACGGAGAAATGAAAGCATATGAAACTTAATTTAGTAGGAATAGGTTCTTTTTCCTCACAAATAGTTGATCGATTACATGATGAAGATTGCCAAAGTATTATATATCGAGAAAACCTTGCGGATCTTGATTTAGAATCAAATGAGATGAGCTTTCAAGCATCTGACAGCCTGATCACGTACAATATGTCTAATATACAAGAAACGTTTTGTTTCGTTGATTGTAAAGAAGGAATAGCGGGCATCACGCTTTCTCTATTGAAGAAATTTTCTGAAAAGGATATAACGGTATTTATGCTGGTATATAATTGCCAGTCAATAACTGAGAAAATGAATCAGAAAATAACCTATAACGTATTACAGGAATATGCGCGCAGTGGAGTGTTTAAGGGTGTATTCATATTGAATTATGATAACCTATTTGATCAGATTGTTAATGGTATGCCAGAAAATGAGGCTATATCTATAAATGATGTCAATATTAAAGTAATTGACAAGTTAATATTTGGTGTGCATGTATACTGGAGATTGAATAACGAAACATATATGGAAGGCGAGCAGATTCGCTTCCAAGATACTATTTATAGAATCAAAACGTTCTTTGACCAAGTTGGAGAAACTGACTATACATATGGAGACATATTATATATAGGTAATCGAATTTTAGTCAAAGGACTTAAAGAGAAGATGCAAAAACAAGATCTTTTAGATTTGCAAAAATTTAAAAAAAGAATCAAAGAACGAGGAGATAGATATATTCTACTCAAATCAGAATTTGATTTCGTTCTTGGGATTGCAGAATCAAAAATAGTACAATAAATAACAAACTAGAACAGAGGTAACATCAATGACTGAACAATTAAACAAATTTCAAGAGCTATTAAACAAGAACAAATTTAATCCTGAAAGTGTGCTTCCCAAGCAGGATTTAAAAGAAGAAGATTTACGAAGATCATATAAACTGAAAAACGGTGCAAATGATTGGAGAATCATAGCTTGGGACGATGGATCTATCATCCAAAAAAACTGGATTCATATGAATCTTGGTATTCCTTTCTTTTGCCCAAATAAGTTGGATAAAACTGAAAAATGCCCAGATTGTGATTTTGGTTGGAAATTGTATAACGATAATGGTAAGCAACATACCGAAGAATCTAGAAACTTTTTGGCACAAGAAAAGTGGACAATTCGAGGAATTGCAAGAGCAGAAGAAAAAGAAGATATCGAAAAATTCGGTTATCCAAGAATTCGTTTCTTAGATTTATCACCTACTAATGGTGCAACAGTAGAATCTTACTTTACTCCTCCACAGATTAAAAAGTGGGGAAATCTTTCTGATTATTTTACAGGTAGAGATATAGAATTAAATAAGGATGAGGCAAAAGCGAAAGCAAGACAGGCATCTACAGTAATAGAAAGAAGTGCTGTACAAACTCCTGTATTTGCAGAACTGGACCCTAAAGATCAAAAATTCGAAGATATGTTTGTTAAGATGTTTGAAAATGCAACTCCTAACGAAGATAGATTTGAAAAGAAAACATATAAAGAAATTCTAGAATTAATGGAAAACTTTAGACGCAAGAATTCTTCTAAAGAAGAAAAAACTGAAACTGAAGATTTCTCTGTTACATCTTCTGGATTTTCGGCTGCATCTTCCTCATTAGCTGAACAATCTAATGAAGATATGGATGCGGTTGCAAAAAGATTCTAAATAACGTAGACTTAGAAATCCCTATATGGATTAGTGCATGCATTAATTTGTATAGGGATTTCTTTGTCTGGAGCATAATAAAATGTCTGATAAAGAAGAAAAACCAGAGAAAGTAAAGAAAGAAAATAAGTTTCTTAATGCAACCGACATTAAAGAAATGATTAATAAGTCTACAGGCAATAAAAATGCTTACAACCTATTAATGGATGATCCAACTGCCGTAACTGGTTGGATTAGATCTGGAAATAGGTTACTAGATTCCAACATCTGTGAAGGTAAAGTGGCAGGTCTTCCAGAAGGAAGAATAACAATGTATGCTGCCGAATCAGGTATTGGTAAATCTTTCATAGCAATTGAGCATTGTAAACATGCTATAGATGAAGGAATACATCCAGTCTATTTCTGTTCTGAGCCAGGTGGTATCGAATCTGATTTCTTGTTAAAAGTTCTTGGTGAAGAAAGAATGCAAAATTTCACATATGTTGAAATTACATTTATGGAAGAAATGTTTGAAACTATTGAAGCATTGATGGCAAATACAAAGAACAAATACTTATTTGTTTGGGATAGTCTTGCAGCAACTCCTTCCAGAATGGAAACAGAAGGTGGATTTGATGCTTCCTCGTACTTTGCGGTTGCTGCAAAAGCGGCTGCATTGGGCTTGAAGAAAATATTAGTTCCATTGTCTAGACGAAATTGTACATTATTGATTCTAAATCAAGTTAGAGAAAATATTGGCGCAACCAAATACGACTTAATGACACCAAGTAAACGATTCAAAATTCCTGGTGGAAAAATGGTTGTATTCTGTTGCTCACTTGTTCTTTTGTTATTCGCAAAAGCAACTAAAGCCGCAGCATTGATAGATGAGAATGAGCAAAGAATCGGGAAAACAGGAGAAGCTTATTTCCTAAAATCTAGATTCAGAACAGAAGGACGTTCTATACCAATTGCTTTCACATGGGCGGGAGATAATCCACATTTCCATGATGAAGAATTATGGGCCGAAGCTCTTAAGGAAAGAGGTATAATAAAAACATCTGGACCATCGACAAAGATTACTTTTAAAGATGGTACAGAACATAGAATAAAAATGGATAATTGGATGGAACATCTAAAAGATCCAATCTTTAAAAAGAAAGTAGAAGAAATCCTTGATGATGCCTTTATATATAACTATAAAGGTCCTACTCAAGAAAATGTTATAAATATATCAGAAATGATCGAGGAATAATATGATATGTAACTGTACTGGAAATTGTATGAGAGTTTGCTCAGTTTGTTATAGACGATTGGGATGCTCTGGAGCATGCGATTGCATGTCTAGAATATTTAATTTGCGGATAATACAACCTATGCCGACTGTCATACAGTTTCCAGACACAGTTATATATGACGATGATATTAGATGGTATTATGCTCAAGAAGAAGATTAAACTATTTGGAGAATATGCAGGACAAAAATCAAATGCATGATAAAAAGAAAGTATTGATCATAGATGCGAATAATATGCTCTTTAGATCATATTGCGCCAATCCTGCGTTAAGCGTAAAAGGACATCATGTTGGAGGAATTTTAGGATTTTTCTATTCTTTGCAAAAAGCAATTAAAGATGTCAATCCTCATCGAATTTTTATAGTGTGGGATGGACGTGGTGGGTCTAAAAAGCGTAGAGAAATTGTACCAGAATATAAAGAAGGTAGAAAAGCGCCCAAACCAATGACGCTAAATAGAACACATGATATTCAATTAAGTCCAGATGAAGAAAAAATCTCTTTATATTATCAGCAAGGGAAAGTAATAGAATTGCTCAACAATTTTCCATTTGTTCAATTATGTGAAAATGGGGTAGAGGCTGACGATTTCATATCGTACTTATGCAACAAATACTCAATAGCTGACAACTATATGAAGGTGATTATATCTAATGACAAGGATTTCATTCAATTAACTAATGAATCTACGATACTGTATAGACCTGCTACAGAAGAATATCTTACCTATAAAAGCTTTTTAAAATCGGAAGGAATACATCCTAACAACATGGCTTTAGCAAGAGCTGTTGAAGGGGATAAAGGAGATAATCTCGAAGGTGTAAAAGGGGTAGGAAGAAAAACTTTAGTTAAAATATTTCCTGAATTATCTTTGCCTAAATTTGTAACAACTGATGAATTTTTTGAAATGTGTGAACAACGAGATTGTAGACCTTCTAAATTGATTTTAGAATTCAAAGATAAAGTTAAAAGAAATTATGACGTTATGCAGTTATATATGCCAATGGTGCCTGCTATAACTGCGGTAAAGATAGATAATCAAATTGATAGTTATGTGCCAGATGTATCTGTTCCTACTTTTTATGAAACTATTTCACAAGAAGGAATAGAAAAAGCATCTTTCGCAGCTATGACTAATCATGCATATAAAATGCTAAAGGATTACAACAATGAACGAAGCAACTGATACCGCCGAAGAACTTAGCTTAAAATCTACAACTAAAGCATCTTTTTCTAAATATCCCGAACATTTTCAAGTTAATCTAGTTAAACTAATACTTGAAGACAGAGCATTTGCTGCACAAATGCAAGAAGTTTTAGATATATCATATTTTGATACAGATTATCTTAAAATAATAGTTGAAAATGTCTTCAATTATAAAGACAAATATGGAACACATCCTGCTACTGAAACGATCGATATGATTTTTGCTACACAGTTGCGTTCTGTTGATCCGATTAAAAAAGATCAAGTTACGAAATTTTGGGATCATTTTAAGAAAAATAGAACCATAGAAGATCCAGAATATTACATGAAAATAGCGTTGGATTTTTGTCGTTCGGAAAAGGTTTTACAAGCGTTACAGAAATCTATTCCATATCTAAAATCCAATGAAATTGATGTTTTCATGGATAACATGACTAAAGCGGCTGCGCTTGGTTCATCGCAAAACTTCGGACACGACTATTTCGAAGATTTCGAGAAACGATATGAAAAGGATCATCGTGAGCCAGTTACAACAGGCTGGCCGGAATTAGATGAGGTTACAAAAGGCGGAATTGGTAAAGGCGAAATTTTCGTCTATGTTGCTCCTCAATCAATGGGTAAAAGTTCTAGAATGGTTTACACAGCTTGTAAAAATTTGCAAGCTGGACATAACGTTGTTTATTTTACATTAGAAATGCCGGAAGTAGAAATTGGACAGAAATTCGATTCTTGTTTGACAGAAATTCATTTAGAAAAATTAGTTGACAATAAAGAAGAAATTAGAAAATGTCTAGAAGAATTACCTGGTAAACTAAAGATTATAGAAGAAGAATACTGTGCAACAACTCCTAGACGTATTTTCAATAAAGTCAAAAAATTGGAAGATACTGGATTCGCAGTTGATCTAGTTGTTATAGATTATGCAGACGTTTGCGCACCAACTAAATCTATAAAAGATGATGATGGTATCATCGGCGGCATACATGTGTATTCAGAAATGAAAACTCTTACTCAAAGACATCAAAAACGTACTTTGACTGCTGCTCAAACAAACAGAGAAGGTGCAGAAGCTGACGTTATTACACCTAAGCACTTTGAAGGAAGATTCCAAAGATTTAATCCTTGTCACTTCGTTGTTGGTTTTTCTAGATCAGGAAGAGTTAAAGATCTCAAAACTCGTTTAGGACCTGCATTCTTATTCTCAGAAGAAAGAGATTTCGGAAGAGTATGGACAAAACTGCACAAAGATAGTACAGATGATATGGACCATATGGCAAATAATGTTTCCAAAGCAAAAAGCTCAAAATCTATTCAGGAAGCATTAAGTCAATTCTTACATGCAAGAGGTGAAAAATGATAAGTGCGTTAGAAGCTAGAGACTATGTGGAAAAAAAAGCTAAACGTGATAAAGAATTATATGATTTAAATTTTCCTGCGGTATATGCTGCTGCCCAAACCAAATTAGAGCTTTCTATACAAACTGCTACAGAATATGGACATACCCAAACACATATAATGATTCATGATATCAACTTAGCAGAGCAGTTAGAAAGAGAATGTATCCAATTAGGATATAAAGTAAAATACAATCCTAAAGAAAAAACATTCAAAGTGGAGTGGTGATATATGGAATTAACAACTGCTATAGATGATAATTGGGGAACTCCTTATGATTTATTTCATTTTGCAGAATTCATGTTTGGGGAATTCAATTTAGATGCGGCTGCTGAACCAGATTGGAAAATGTGTGAAAATTATATTGGTGAGGAGCAAAATGCTTTAGATCCCAATGTAGAATGGAAAGGAGATAATATATGGATTAATCCTCCATATGATATCAAGAACATAACCGCTTTCATAAAGCGTTCCTTTGCAGAATCTGCAAATCATAAAAGTATAACTTTGTTACTTCCAGTTAAATCTGACCAACAATGGTTTCATGATCTTGTTGAACAAGGTGCTATTTTCATTTTTATTAGAAAGCGCGTAAAGTTTAGAAGACGTAATGGATTGCCTGCAATTGGTGCATCTTTTCCAGTTATGTTAGTAAGAATAAATTCGACTATATGTGAACCTAAGATTTTTTCATATGATGAACATATTAAATTGTTTGAACAAGCTAAAGAATTAAAGATGAGACGTTTACAAGAAACAATTAGTGAAGAAATTGACAGAGAAATTTTAAAGGAACTTATAGATAATCTTCCTAAAGATTTTAAAGAAGGTATTTTTAATACTTATCCTGATAGAAGTGAGCTAATTTTACTATTATTTGCTAATCAACAAAGGATATTAAATGAACTATCTACTTGAAGATAATATAATAGAAGTTGATTATTGTGTTCCAGTTCAAGGCGGATTGAGAATTTTTATGATGGGACAAACTTTTAAAGGTGAACCATTTGGATTATGGAAAAAAATAGATTCAAATGGAAACATTATTAAAGAATTTTCGGAGAATCATAGAGAGCATATTTATGGAATCACAGAAAAGGAGACTTAGACTTTGAATACATATACACAAGAACTTTCGGATTTTATATTTACAAGTAAATATGCCAGATATGACGATTCCAAAAAACGTAGAGAGACATGGGAAGAATCTGTTGATAGACTCTTAAACATGCATTTAGATAGATTTACATGGTTAGATCCTGTAGATACAAATGAAATTATAGAAGCATTTGACGCTGTTAAGCGCAAAGAAAATGTTCCATCTATGCGCAGTTTACAATTTGGAGGAAAAGCCGTTGAAGCTCATAACTCTAGATTGTTCAATTGCGCCGTCAGACACGTTGATTCAATTCGATCATTTTCAGAAATATTTTATTTATTGCTTTGTGGGTGTGGAGTGGGAATTGGCTTACAGAAGAAGTTTTTAAAGAGATTGCCCAATTTAGTTACAGCAGAAGATAAGACAGGTACTGTTTTAACATATGTTGTAGAAGATACAATAGAAGGATGGTCAGATTCCATCGAAGCTCTATTATCCTGTTATTTCAAAAATACTGCATGGACTGGACGAAAGATTGTCTTCGATTATTCTAGAATTAGAAAAAAAGGCGCTATATTGAAAACAGGTGGGGGCAAAGCTCCTGGGTATAGAGGATTAAAAAAAGCTCATATAAAAATCAAGAATATTCTTGATTTCATTATTGAAGAAATGGGACAGTTATCATTAGGATCTATAAATGCATATGATATACTAATGCATTTAGCAGATGCTGTATTGTCTGGCGGAATTAGAAGATCAGCTTGCTCTATTGTCTTCTTAGAAGATGATATAGATTTGTTAAATTCTAAAATTTACTTTAATGTCTTAAAGAAAGGTAAATTTGAATTTAATGAAAAAACTTCTAAATATGAAGGATATGTTATTATTGATGATCCTTGTTATAAAAATTTGAAGATTGATGTAGAAATTTCTAATCAATATGGAGCTTATGATACCTTACTAAAAGATAATATCATAAGTTGGTTTGAAGTTTATCCACAAAGAGCAAGAAGTAACAACAGTGTTCTTCTTTTAAGAAATAAAATAGATTTTGAATCATTTACTAGAATATTTGATAGAACCAGACAATTCGGTGAACCAGGATTTGTGTTTGCTGATCATGAAGATACTTTATTCAATCCATGTTTTGAAATATCCTTTATACCTGTATATGAAGGAGTATGTGGTGTACAGTTTTGTAACCTTAGTAGTATAAATGGGGCTAAAATTAAAACAAGAGAAGATTTGTTAAAAGCTGCAAAGTATGCTTCTATAATAGGAACATTGCAAGCATCTTATACTGATTTTCCATATTTAAGCAAAGCAGCTAAATGGTTAACAGAAGAAGAAGCGTTATTAGGGGTATCTATTACAGGTATGATGGATAATCCTGAAATAAATCTGAATCCTTCTATTCAAGAAGAAGCAGCTACTGTTGTAAAAGATACAAATGAAATTTGGGCTAAAAAGCTTTATATAAATCCTGCGGCAAGAACAACCTGTATAAAACCAGAAGGAACCTCTTCTCTTGTTTTGCAAAGTGCATCTGGTATACATCCTCATCATGGGCGAAGATATTTCCGAAGAGTGCAATGTAACAAAATTGATCCAGTTTATATGCATTTCAAAAAATCCAATCCACATATGTGTGAAGAAGGTGTTTGGAGTGCAAATAAAACAGATGATGTTATTACATTTCCTGTTGAAGTATCAGATACAGCTTTAATCAAAGAAGATTTATCTGCTCTATCCCATTTGGATATCATAAAGAATACCCAACAATATTGGGTACAAACTGGTAAATCTAAATACAATAAGAAAAGTATAGACAATAATGTCTCTTGCACCGTAATTGTTGGACAAGAGGAATGGGATCAAGTTATTCAGTATCTATATGATAACAAAAATTATTTTGCAGCAGTTTCTTTCATAGGAAAATCTGGTGATAAAGATTATGTGCAGGCTCCGTTAGAAAATATTACAACCAAAGAAGATGAAGAAAAATGGAACAATATTGTATCTAATTTTACCAAGGTAGATTATACTTTATTGAAAGAAGCAACGGATCAAACAGCTTTGCAAGCCGAATTGGTTTGCGCCGGAGCAAATGGGTGCGAATTGCCTATATTGACAAATTGACAGGGATATAGCCGTGCATATATAAGGGTATATCCCTTATTAACTTTAAGGGAGAATGTGTATGAACACGATTACAGAGTTTGGAGCATGGGCAGGATACGCAGCTTTACAGAATCCAGATAAATATATAAAATTGATCAAACAGGTTGGCCTTGATCGTATTGATATAATGATCAATGATGGAACGAAACCAGGAGGTTTTAGTTTATATTTTCCTGAGCAAAAACTTATAGATATATTGAAGAAATTTAGACAATCAGGTGTTAAAGTATCCATTTCAACTTGGGCAAAACCAGAAACAAGCTGGACAGTTGGAATGGCTCAAGTAGGAAAAATAGCTACTGAGGCAGGAGTTGATCAAGTAACATTAGATTTAGAAGAACCTTGGATCACTCCATTAAAAAATAAATCTCCTGCTGAGATATTTACATGGAATACATCTTTAGTTGGAACATTACGTGTTCATTTTCAAGGTGTTATAAATTTGGCACCTATTGTATATGCTAACCGAAAAGTATTGGATGGTGCTTTGCAAATGGTGGACCAAATAATTCCACAATGTTATTCAACTGTAAAAAATGTTCCAGGCTCTGGACACGATGGAAGTTTAGAAAGAGCTACTGTGAATTTATATAAGGGATATGGAGCACCTATCGTGATGGGTGCTGCTGCATGGAATTTGGAGGGAGCTTATGGAAAAAATACATATGAAGCTGTTAGAACATCATTACAAGCTACACTCCAATTAGGAATAACAGAAGTTCGGTATTGGAGATTTGAATTTCTCAACGGGGATGTTCTTAGAGCTATAAAAGAATTTCTGCCTTCAAATAATGTAGGCTAACATTTCAAATAAACAAATACGGAGTAAAAGATGATTAAGTTTATCGACATAATTCAAGATTTATCCTATGGAGATTGTGGTTTTGATAGACTATTTATTGCATGAAATGTTTAATTTGTCCAAATGAAACTAAAACTAAGAAAGCAATAACTTGTTCTAAAAAATGTGCCTATCAATATAGAAAACTTCTTTTACAAGAAAAACATGGAGTTGAAAATCCTTTTCAACTCCAGTCAGTGAAAGATAAATCCACAAACACTATCCTTAAAAAATATGGTGTCAGTAACGTATCTAAAAGTGATGAAATTAAGAAAAAGAAGATCAACACTTGTCATAAAAATTTCGGTGTAGATCATCCAGGTCAAAGTTTAAAAGTTAAAGAAAAAATTAAAGAAATATGTTTATCTAAATATGGTGTTGAGAATCCCATGTTTGATGAAACTATAAAAAATAGGTCCGTAACTAATGGTGGAGGTCGAGCTGTTCCTAAAAGATATATAACTAAATATGGTAATGAGATAATTGTTCAAGGATCTTATGAATTAGATTTTGTAAAAGAATGTGAACAATTAAATATACCCATTAAAAACGGACCATGTATAAATTATGTATTCAAAGGTAACAATAGAAAATATTTTATAGATTTCACGATAGAACATACTGGTACAACAAAAATAGTTGAAATAAAAAGCACCTATTATTTCGAAAAATATAAAGAGGAGATATTGTGTAAAAAATTATTTGCAGAAAAATATGCGTTAGAAAACAATATGCTTTATGAACTGATAGTTTTAGATAAAACTCGAAAAGAACGAAAATATTTACTAGACGAATTAAATAAGGAGAAATAAATGATAAAATTTGTGGACATTATACAGGATCTCGCATATGGCGACGCGGGAAAAGGTGCTGTGGCATATTCTCTTTCTAAAAAACCTGAGTATGATATCTGTATGAGAGTAAATGGCGGGTCTAATGCGGGACATACAATTTACCATGAAGGTAAAAAATTCGTTACTCATCAAGTTCCAACTGGTATTTTTCACGGTAAAACATGTATAATTGGTAATGGATGTGTTGTTAACGTCTCAAAACTTTTAGATGAGATCAAAGAATTAGAAGAAGCAGGCATTTCTTGCAAAGGAAGGATTTTCATAGCGCATAATGCTCATATTGTCATGGCTGATCATGTAAAAGAAGAAGAGAACGAATCTGCAATTGGAACAACCAAACAAGGGATTGGACCTTGTTATAGAGATAAATACGCTCGCAAAGGATGCAGAGCGATTGATCTTCTGTTTGAGCATATTTTTGAAGGCAAAGAAGAAGAAGGATATTCATTGATCTATTCAGAAAAATATGGTCCGTTGAGGGATCATGTTATAGATATGATCATTGAAGTGCACCCTGTCTTGTTTGTTTCAAATAAAAACTACGGTATTCTTGTAGAAGGTGCGCAAGGCTATTATCTAGATATCGATCATGGTGATTATCCATATGTTTCTTCTTCACATGCTTCTGTTGCAGGAGCATTGCTGAATGGGCTTCCGTTTAATAAAATCAGAAAGGTATATGGAGTTATTAAGGGCTACGAAACTTATGTTGGTGCAATGAAATTCCAACCATTAGATCCTATATTTGATAAATTAGGAGACTTGGGACAAGAATTCGGGGCAACAACTGGAAGACGTAGACAGTGCAATTGGTTAAATTTGGATAGACTTGTAAAAGCTATGCAAGTCAATTGTGTGACTCATTTGATTGTATCTAAAATGGATATTCTTAGAGAATTGAATTTTCAAGAAAATAATCAATATTGGAAAGTGATCATAGGTTCTATAGAGTTGCCTCTTGTAAATGAAGAGGATTTTTATATGGTTCTTGAAAATACCATCACAACTTATCATTCTTTTGACTTGAAGAATCTTCAATACAAGTACGGTCCCGATCAAGAGATAACTGTATGAGTGATTGGATAAGTGTACATGTACACGAAGATGATCCTATTTATATTTTTTGCATAAATAATGAAAAGCTAGCTATTGTATATTTCATTGGTGGACATGTAGAAAGACCTGATGAATGGGTTATTAAATTCAAAGAAGATATGCATTGTCAAGGAAATCGCACAACATTCTCTTTAGAAAGAGCCAAACAAATTGTTGAAGAACACTTCGGAGTAATATGAGTGACTTACGTAAAGTTGAAAAATTAGACCCAGAAGATCTTACATGGGCTACATTAAGAATGGCAGATTTACAAATTGGAGATATTTTTAGATTAAGTGAATCCGATACGAAATGTTTCGGAGAATTTAGAGCAGATGGTGAACCTTATAAAAATGAAGAAGGTGTTTATACTATTGTAGCCATGCCATTTGATATAGAAACTTGGACAGAAATTCCAATGAAGAAAATAAATGAATAAAATATATCCATACGAAATAATAGCCATATCAAAAGCTTATGATAAGAAAACTTCTATACAAAAAGTTTTAAAACTAGTAGAAGAAGTCGGTGAACTAGCTCAAGCAATTCTTATAAATGAAGAAGCTCATGGCACTCAGTATAGAGATAAATCACAATTTTCAATCGTAGAAGAACTTGCTGATGTTTATCTTTGTTTGTTCGCTATTTTTCCAGGATATGATATATCCGAAGAAGCTTTTAATGAAGAAGTTGGTAAAAAATTAAATAAATGGACAAACAAAATAGGATTAACAAATGAGTAGAATAATAATTGGTTATCACAATAATTGCAACGATGGATTTGGTGCAGCGTATGTTGCATATTTGCATTACAAAAAATTAGGATTGTTAGATCAAGTTGAATTTGTTCCTATTAATCCTAGAGCAACTCCTGATATAGATGTTACTGGTTGTAATGTTGTAATTTTCGATGTCTGCTTAGATAAAGAAGCATTACATAAATGGAAAGAAGTAGCAGTCTCGTTCAAGGTAATCGATCATCACGTATCAAATCAACGGGAATTTGGATATCTTGATTACTGCCATTTCGATATGACTCACTCAGGAGTTGGACTTGCTTGGCGCCACTATAATCCTGATATAGCTCCTCCGTGGTGGGTTGATTATATAGAAGATAGAGATTTATGGACAAAGAAACTTCCTATGCATGAAGATGTTTGTGCATTATTGTTATCAACTGAACCTACTTTTGAAGCTTATGATGAGATTGCTTCTATGACAGTTGAAAAAGCTGCCGAGGCAGGCAAATATATTGCTAAAGCTGATATTGCAAAAATCAATAGAGCAGTTCATAGTTCATCGGCTAT